ACAACCAAATTGCGGCATTGGCAATCTTCATCCTTTCGGGCAGTGGTTGAGTGCTCACTAGCACGGTGAGTCTTCCATCCCTGCGATCCGAGATCCAGGTCTAGGGCACATGAAATTGACCTGTGCGAGTCTTAAATGCTTAATTTATTTTTTATATGGGAGCCATGGATACGGCAATTGATTATGCCGTTATAGTATTCATCTGATTCTAATACACGCCTGGTAAATTGTTCGCGAGCCTCAACATAACTACATTCTGCCTTTGACTTACAATAATAAAGTATTTCTCTAGTAAAATTGTCAGCGCCTAATTGTTCTATGTCTTTTTTTAATTCAGGACTTGAGCCATAATAATCTCTCCAGTCACTGTCGACTTTTGAGCGAATTTTCTTTTTCTTTTTAGTGCCATTTTTTAATTTTACTGTTTTTTGAGTAGTTTTTGCGAATTTGGCCAGTTTTTTGCCTATGTATTTTTTGTCTGTGATGTTATTTGTGATAATGTAAACGAACCCAACACATTCTTCGGGTAAAGATTCTATTAGAGTTTGTTGATAAAGCCATGTCATTGTACATACTAATTATGCCTTAAAGTCTGTTTTAAAATATTTTGCTATATTTGGTTGATCTAACCAGCCCCATGATGAAAGTTTTTGATAAAGTTTTTGAGTTAATATAGGATCGTTTGGTTGTGATAGTGCCTTGATAATTGATTTTATTTCGTTGTCTATGTGTTGTTTAAACCAAGTTGGGTCTCGGGGATTACTGTTCGCCGGAGCAGGCTCGCTGTGATCCCACTTTTTGTACTGTCTAATTAAATGTTCTTTTACATCAAGCGGTAACTGAGCAATTTGTAAAAAATCAGGTCTAGTTAAAATATTAGTCATTACATCTAGTTTTCTACTCACACACCACTTGTATAAGTCATCCAGTGTGTGTACGCTTAATGCACTAGGTACAGGACGTACAGTAATGTAAACATGCCCTTGTTTTCGATGTTTTAAATATAAATCGATATTATCTAATACTAGTTGTGTGTTGGAACCTTGTCTAATCAGATCATTCAGCGGACCTGTACATTCTACACTAATACCTACGTCCACATGCCTAAACGCATTAAGCTTTTCCATCAAATTTTGATTAAAAATCGTGCCGTTGGTAGTGAACCCTAGATAGATATCAGTCTTGTTTACTTTAAGTAAATGATCTATTAGATTTTCAAATTTTGGATTTAATAAAGTTTCGCCGCCTATTAAATGAACAAATTTTAAATCTGGTGTATTGCAAATAGTTGAAACTACGTGATTCCATGCAGATTCGTCTTCGGTCCAGTTCATCCTAGCAGGCCCACTATAAGTGCCTGCTTTGATTTCTGCTACAGCAATTTTACTACTAGCAGTAGGCCCACAGATCCTACAAGCAAGATTACATTCATTACCTAAACTTATGTGATAGCTATTAATATTTGGTTTTAAACTTTGAAAATAATCTTTGTCAAACGTTTCATAAAACTGCAAAGGCTCGATATTACTTTTATGATTTTCTCTGATACGCTTGCTAACAGACCCAATTGATTCTTCGTGATAGCACATGCCGCATAAAGGTTCACTGACTCCATTTAGTTTATTATGTCTTGCAAATTCTTGATGCTGCCCCGTAACCCATTCGTCAATGGTCATTGAATGCACATTATATTTTTTTGCTTCAGCAGTGCCACTGATTTTATTAGGTTGTGCGCCGCAAGAATGATAAGTACCGTCTGCATTAATATGCACTTCATACCAAGGCACGATGCAAAATATTTTATCTATCATTTTTGCACTTTATTTTACAAATTTCCAATGGCATAGTTTCTAATCGTACAATAAATTCTTCCCATAGCTCGTCATCTAAGATTTCGTTTAGCGATCTTGTTCTTACATTTAATTTTTCTTTATATTTTTGCACGAAATCGTTGAATTGATATCCACTATTGAACCACGGGCAAGGAAAAATTAATCCTTCTACATTAATAAACAACTCTTTCTTCCAGTTCAAGCATTTTGCCCAACTATGACTATTGTTAGCATATTTGATTTCGCCGACTTTTTTTCTATTAGATATTATAGTTATATTTTTTGTATATACCGTGCCGAAGTTTTGATTTTCGTAATTCTTAGGTTTCAATGGATCTTGTCCGTCGATTGAATATCTTCCATCAAATTTTGTACTTCTTACTGCTTGCCATTGATCTACACCTGCGTTCGTTGCTTGAGCTTTAATAAGATCCATGTGATCTTCGTTGAAGTTAAAGTATATAGAACTCCAGTTAATATTGCAACTACTGTTTTCTCGTAAAACTTTAATGCCGTTGATAATACTGTCGTAATCACTGTTTATTCTGTACATGTTATTACTGTCATTATCCCACCCGTCAACACTAAATTGAACCATGTCGTGATAATCTAGTAGACTACCAAATTTTGCCCACCACGGGTCTTTTTTATAGCTACCATTGGTAACAATGACTAACTGAATTTTAAACTGTTTGACATATTCGACAATTTCTAAGAATTCGGTGGCGTAGATTGGGTCACCGATGTCTCCGCAAAAAATTATTTTTTTAACACTGGATAATGTATTACTCGAAAAAGCAGTTTTAAATTCTTCTAGTGTGTATTCTTGATTTAAAACTTCGGGTTTTAGCTCAGTCCTGGGGCAGCGAGGGCATTTTAACATGCACTTGCTGCTGATTTCTATGTGCAGTTCCTGAGTATTAAACAATGTCAACATCGGTGGTGTAGCTAGTAAATCCGTTTTCTTTTACAACCGTTAATATATTATTAACTCTACCAGCCAGTTCGTCTTTGTGACTGACTAGCCAAACACTACGATCACTTTCTCTACTCATTTTCTTTAGTATAGCCAAACTATTTTCTACACCACTGGCATCCATTCCACTATCTACTAGTTCGTCAATGAACAATAGATTAATGGGCTGATATAAAGTCTCCCACACATCACGGAAACTCCAAGACAAGGAAAGAATTAATCGATTGCGTTCTCCCCTGCTGAGATTATCAAAATCTAATTCGCGACCCAGTTCTTCGATGCTCACACTCAAGTCGTTCATGAACTTCACAGTGTGTGGTAATCCAATTTTATCTAAGTAATAACTAAGTCGTGCATTTAAGTGATTTAAGTTTTGATCAATAATCTTTTTACGAATAAAACTGTCTTTGTTGGTTAACAATTTAATTAGAAAATCTTGGTGATCTTTAATTCTTGTGATGCCATTTAATGTATCATAATTAATTTCCTGCAACGCTTGCTCACGCATCTCTACAATTTGATCTGCATAGGGATCAGTTTCCTGCTGTTTTGCAGTTAACTGAGTTAATACACTGGCCATACTACTGCGATGCTCGAACGCATCGCTTTCATTTTTATAAAAAGTTGTGGGCTTAATTCCCAATTCACCCAATGCAGTAAGAACATCGGTATGTTCCATCCATTGGGTGTTAATAGCAAGAGCTTGCAGTGCAGATTCTTGTAATGTTTTCTTTTTTTCTTCTAATAGATTTTCTTGTTTGGAGTCGTGGAATGCTTGCCCGCACGAGTGACAAGTATGATTCTCCAACGCTTGGATTTCATTTCTGAGCTTTTCAATTTCACGGGTTTCCCTTGCTTCGTCTTGTTCGCATCTTTTAATCCATGCTTTTAAATCTTTAATTGTTTTTTCTTTAGAATTATAATCAGTTAGTCGTTTATGTGCATCTAACTCTAATTCTATATCTAACTCTGCTAATTGATCGTAAGCAGTTTGTAGAGCAGCAACATCTTCTTCGTGTTTTTTACTCCATAAAGTTTGACGTCGAATTAACGCATCAATTTGATCTTGAATTCGTTTATTGGCATCTTGCACAGCCTTGATTCTAAATTCTTCGCTTTGTATGGCATCTTTAATATCTTTGTTTTGCTGTTTTAATGCTTCGGCTTTTTCACTTAACAGTGTAATGCCTAAAAGTTGTTCAATTATTGTTCGTTGTTCGTTGGCTTTTAAACTTAAAAACGGCTCAGTGTAGGTATTCAGGGCCACAATATGTCTGAACATATCATGGCTCATGTTTAACAGTCTTTCGATTTCTGCTTGAGTCTCTCTACTGTCGCCTTGACTATTGTCGTCTTTTGTTTGTAATTCTTCGTCGTCAATGTAGAATTTAAGTATATTTGGTTTACGACCACGCTCAATTCTATAATGGCAACCTTCGACGTCGAAGTCCACTGTGACTAACATGTTTTTGCTGTTAGTTTTATTAATCAGGTTGTCTTTTTTAATATTAGTCAACGCTTGGCCGAATAAACTGTAACTCAATGCATTGATAATAGTAGTTTTGCCGGTACCATTCCTAGCACCACTGTCATCGCCGCCTAAGTCTAAGTTTTCACCTAATACCAGCGTTAAGTCATTGCGATCAAAGTCAATACCTTGTGTAGCATTGCCTACACTCATAAAATTTTTAACTGACAGTGCTTTTATTTTAAACATAAATGATTATAAATTAATTCAGACAAATAAGCATGTCCGTTTTCTAATATATGACCAGCAGATCCGCAATCAAATTTTGATGTCAAATCTCTGATACTGAAATCTTCCCACTTGTAAAATTTACTGATGTCTATACAACTTATATAGTATTGTATTTCTTTAAACTCTTCAAATATTTGTTCATCGTTCATAATATCAAAATTAATTAACGATTTTATATTTTTAATAAACGACGATTCGTCGGATAACCATAATTTGAGGTTGTTGTCAAAGGTGTTTATCATCAAATATGGTTGTTGGTTCAAAAATCTTTGTAAGAGTATTATTTCTTGAAGCCACTTCTTAAATGCATACAGTTCATTAAACCACACTTTGTATAAGGTTTCTCCCCACTGTTTAAAGAATTTTTCTTCACTGTATATTTTATTTTTTAATTGAGGATTAAAATTTATTTCAAAATTGTTGTCTGACTTATAAAATGTAAATCTGGTATAGGTAGTCCATGCTATCAGATACAAGTCGTAGTCCTGACAGGAATTTTTTATAGTATTATAAACTGTTCTAGAATTAGTGCCGCCTGATATTGCATTATTATAAATTGACCCGTTAAGTTTATTTGCTAACATCACGGGCCACGCTGATTCATTGGGATTTTTTAATTCATCCCCAAATGTAAACGAACATCCATTGGCATAAATTTTCATAAATTTCTATAAATGTCCAGCAACAAATTATTATCGTAGTGATCACTAGTGATAGCTGTCAGCTGATTGGTAACAATTTGATCAACGCTTTCAAACGCCACATTTCCTTGAATAGCAAATTCATTTAAATCTGCATTTTTTTGCGGAATTAACGTAATTTCTCGTAGTTTATGAGATTCCAAAAATGTTTCTTTAATAAATGTGGCTTCTTCATAGCTAATATCAATGTCAATATTTACACGAACGTGCATACCTGCACCTAGCACAGCATCTGCATTATTTAAAATAGCACCCAGCCCTAACACACGATATCGAGGCTGAGTGGGCCAGGCATGATATTCAGGTTCTTTACCCCATTCCAATATCATTAATCCTCTTTCGTCATCACCTGCATCTGCATAGTTATGAGGGAAGCAATTTCCAATATACGTAATATTTTGCCGTTGTTGACGTTTATGAAAATGTCCAGTGAAAACTTGTTCAAAATTTCCAAAATGTTCATTTTTTATTTCACCATGATCGGGCATCTGTACCATGGCATTCATGTAAAAATGTGGCAATTCGAAATGCCCAAACATGTACTTGCCTGTTAGCTTAGTGATCCGTTTATGATCATCACCCACAAGCCAAGGAGCAATAACCACACCCCCGCTACTAAACCAATCATTACAAATTTCCACATTAGGGAGATGTCGGGCCCACTCAACACTTTGTATGTCTCTCTTATCTCGATAGTAGAGGTCATGATTACCAGGAATAAAATAAACACGGTCGAAATTTGCATTCATGTGCTCCAGTGCCCGAAGGCTGTAGTTCAGTGTGACAATGTTGAGACTGGCACGGTTGTTATGCCAATCTCCAAGGAACAAACAGGTTTCGCAACCTTCCGCTTTTGCTTTGGCAGTGGCCCATTTAACAAAGTTAAGACAATCTTCGTTGTGAAGTTGACTGTTAGACTTTAGTCCAAAATGGATGTCTGTAAAAATAGCAGCTTTTTTAAATAAATTACTCATCTACACAGTATAACATATTACTCATCGTAAAAGCTAGAGCCGCCGCCACCAGAATTCATTCCTTGCCGGGTGTAACTAGGATTTAAATTATTCATTTCTAGTATGTCATCTCTGAGATTCTGATTTCGTTTTTCGATGTTCAGAACACGAGTAAAACTGTTGGTGATGGCAGCAGTATAATACGCAAAAGGATTTTGACTCTTAGATTCGTCGAATTGTAGACCAATTTGACTTAATTGCAATAACGCTTGACTACGCATTTCGTCATTATATGTATACCCACGCCAGTTACTTCGTGTGGCATATCGTTCGCACAACTTCATGAACATATGGGCAAGTTTGTTAGTCATTGAGCCGTGATCTTTGCTAAAGACTCCATCGATTAAATCCCCCCGCCAATGACTTTTGCCTACTAATACAGGATTACCGTCTTCGTCCACTTTGTAATGAAAAAATGGCGGAAAGTTAACTTTAACATATTTGTTATGCTTGGGGTCATCTTCATCGTATTCTGTGTACGCAGTATTGTCTTCGTCATCGAATAATTCTTTAGCAGCATCTTTGGCTTTTTTAGTTTTTACATTGTCGATGGGGATATGTTCCCAGGTCATTACTCTAAATACTACATCAGTCTGCGGTATTTTCGTGTATTTGATTTCAAATTGATCTGCTTTTTGTTTTTCGCCTGTTTCAGCTACGGCAGTTTCGTGAGCTAGTTTGCTCAACCTTTCTGCTCTTGCTTTTCGAGCAGCAAGAATATTTTTCTTATTGACCTGAGTCAACCCGTCTACGATTAAGTCGTAATCTGCAACATCGGGGCTAGTATATGAACAATAAGTATTTTTACTTTTGTGTATTTCTTTAAGGATATCCTTATTATTGAGATAATTATGTTTAATTTTTTACTCCTTGGGGTTAACGTATACTAACATGTTTTAAATCGATGTGTCAACCTATCATAAAAATACCAGTTATTTAAATCGATAAATATCTAAAATAGGTAAAATATGCCAGCGTCGTATAATACTACAGGTTTCCAATCAGACGGTTCAGTGACAAATTCGTTATCTGCTGGGCAAAACACCGGCGGTGCGTTAAATCCTGCAGATGCCAGTGGACTTAGACTTGCGGGTGCCGGCCTTACTCCTGGGGCCAACGGCCTTTTGTCGGACCTTGCTGGTACTATATTTAACAATGTAACATTCATGGGAGTGGACGGACAAGCAATTAGACCTGAATACGACTGGCGTGTCAGAGTGAGCATGGCCAAATATGCAGCCAGTTTGTTTTATGATAACCCTGCTAATCCTATTATGACCCCGTTAAACAGTGTTTTGGGCACGTCGGGTGTAATTTTTCCTTATACTCCTGCTATAACAATAACTCACAGCGCCAGATATACTCCACAAAGTTTAACACACAGTAATTATAATAGTTATTTTTATGACGGCAGTGAAGTACCAAGCATAAGCATTGCTGGAGAATTTACTGTACAAAATGTGGTTGAAGGCCAGTATTTAATGGCTGTAATTCAGTTTTTTCGATCAGTGACTAAAATGTTTTTTGGTGCAGACACTAATGCAGGTAGTCCTCCTCCCATTGTTTTCTTGGACGGATACGGGCCCACATACCTTCCGCATGTGCCCTGTGTAGTAACACAATTCACTCACACAATGCCAGCAGAGGTTGACTATGTTCAAGTGCCAGTGGGAGCACCATTAAGCACATCAGGTGTTCAATTACCAACCAATGATATGTTAGGCGGCCCAGTTAGATTGCCTACATCTAGTACTGTAAATCTAACGTTACAGCCAATTTACAGTAGATCTAACATATTCAATAATTTTACTCTTGACAAGTTTGCCAAAGGTGCATTAGTGAGAAATGGCACATCAACTACAGGAGGATTCCTATAATGGCTACGCCCTATTCTAAATCTAGTCTTTATGCAACCACACCATTTTATGGAAATTTTTTAGATTTTGCAAATTTTCCAAGAATTCCTAGAAATGCAGATGATGTAGTATTCACTATTAACAAAACATATCAATATAGACCTGATTTATTGGCCTACGATTTGTACGGTGATACTAACTTATGGTGGGTGTTTGCACTACGAAATCCGAATACTATCAGAGATCCTTTGTTTGATATGACTGTGGGCAACAAAATTTATTTGCCTAAAAAAACTGATCTAATTGGTATCATTGGCTAATATATGTCTATTGCTTCAATACCCGGAACAGATGGTCAGTCAGTTGTTGCTGTAGCCGCAGTAACAGGTTCTGCTTCTGCTACTGCACAAACGACACGCAGTGAAGTTACATCGGGGGAAACTGTTAGTGCAGCTGATATCAGATCTTTTGCTGATATTGGATCTCCTCCACCCGCTGGGTTTATTACAGGACAATCAGTGCAACAACCGATTGCCAACCCTCTGCATGATTATGAATCTTATACCTATTGTATAAGTTTACACATGTTGGATCCCACTGATTATAATTCATTGATCGGACAAGACAATCCTGTATATACTCCTAAAAACGTGCTGGTAAGTAGTGCAGGCCGTTATGGTGCATCATTTGTTAGAAATTCCAATTGGCGAGAAGATTTTTATTTTGAAGAATTAAAAATAAAAACAGTGATAAACCCTACTGCTCGTAACAGAAACAGTAATCTAATAGAAATAGATTTTACTCTAATAGAACCTCTAGGATTTACTCTCGTAAACAGATTGTTGGCCACAGCAGCTGAAATAAACGGTAATAGACCTGGTAGCTATATACACATGCCATATATACTACAGATAGATTTTTTTGGTACAAAAAATGGCGAACAAATAAATTTAGATAATACATTAACATCGGGCCCTATCAAAGGAATGACAAAAACTATTCCTGTCAGGTTAACGTCAGTTAAAAGTAAAGTTAGTCAACGGGGCACAGAGTATCAAATTAATGCAGTTCCGTTCAACCATCAAGCCTTTAATCAATTGTACGTTTCTCTTCCCCATAATACAACAGTAACAGGTAAAACTGTATTAGATATATTTGGCGGAAGTTTTGAGGATAACAATATAGATTTGAATTTTATTCAAAAAAATACAGAATATCAAGCAGTGTCTAGGGAAGCAAGAGAACTAAGACAACGAGCGAATTCTACAGCAATCACTGACGAAGAAGCACAGGCATTGATGACAAGATTATCAGCAGCACAAGAGCGTATTCAAAATGAATTTGCAACTTTTGGAATAACTGGGTACTGTGATGCAATCAATGCTTGGTTTCAAGATCAAAAAAAGCAAGGAATAATAGGGCAAGTAAGCGCAGTACAGGTAATATTTGATCAGGAAATTGCACAAAACGGAAAACTTTTTCCCACATCCGCCCCAACAAATGTAGCGTCAACACCAGCCAGTGGAAGTAGTACAACTGCAAAAAAGAATGATCTACAAGCAGCTAGTAATACGGCAGCAAGAAACAAAGGTCAAATAGTATTTGATGGTGCAACTATTAATATTCCTGCAGGAACAACTATAGATAGATTAATAGACTGGGCCGTTAGGAATAGTAGATATATAGGGGATCAAATATTCGACGATTCTGTTGCTACTAAAATCAGAAACGGCGCAGATCCCACTGGAATCGCAAGAACTTGGATAAATTGGTATAAAATAGTTCCTAAAATACGAGTCTTAACTTTTGACCCATTACAAAATCGTTATGCATTGGCCATAACATTTTATGTTAAACCTTACAAACTTAGTGCAAAATATCCGTATGCACCCAAAGGCCGTGTGCCGGGGTTTGTTAAAAAATATGATTATATTTTTACAGGAAAAAACAACGATGTCATTGATGTTCAGCTGGATTTTAATACACTATACTTGGTAGAATTAACTGCGGCTCAATCAAAATCCAGGACTACACAAACTGCTTCGGCATTGTCTGTGGGGAAAAATATAGACGGTGAATCAAAAGAATCGTCTCCTGCATTAAATCCCGAGGAACCTGTTGGTCAAAATGCTTTTCTTGTGCAAACCGGGGTTGTGGCTGACAATAATGCAACTTTTATTAGACCCGGTGGTGAAACTCCGCTGTCCACTAAAGCAGGTGATTTGGCCAGATCGATCGCTCCTGGCGCTCGGGGAGACATGATTAACATCGACATGCGAATAATAGGTGATCCGCATTTTATTAAACAAGATGATGTATTTGCTGGACAGAACTTGAATACTATACAACAACAGTTTATTCAAAATGATGTATTTCAAAGCTTATGGATGGACGGTGGCGAACTTTATGTTTTTATAAATTTTGAAAGTCCTGTTGATTATGACGAATCACTGGGAATAGCACCGGTTAACAGTGTAGCCAACAAATATAGGTACAGTGAATTCAGTGGTGTTTATAAAATAGTAAAAGTGGAC